CCTGCATATCAGCGTCATTAAAAGAAGCGCGGTCAAAAGACTCGCGCACTTCATAGTCGCCCAGGTTATACAGCAGATACTCATTATCAAAGACCGTTGCGTACCCTTCAACGATCTTGCCGTTGTCATCGTCCCGGCATTCGATATTCGCAATATCGATGCGGCGATACTCCCTATCGTTGCTTACGGGCATTCAGATCACTCCATTTCATGTTCAGGTATTCTTTGAATAGCTTATGCTCCCAGTACCGCTTGACCCCCGCGTAATGCGTGATACGCGCATCCATCGGCTGGCGCGTCCATTCGCTGCTGTTGTATATGGGGTCAAGTTCAAGAATGCGCCCCTGGCACAGGATATTGATAGCGTCCTGATCGGGGCAGCCCAGTTTTCTATGGTTCACCATATGCAGCAGATGGTCGCCGATGCCTTCGCGCATCTTATTCAAGTCCATCAGCAGCACCCCGGCGTTGAAGTATACGAACGGCGTCCGGCATCGTGACGGTTCACGCACCGCGCCCAGCACGTTATCGCCCAGGTCGATGTCGAACAGTTCCCCGAAGTCGAACATAGCTATTGTGTCGCAGTCCAGGTATAAGACCCTGTCTTCATCCGGCAGGATATGGTGCAGGGCCAGCCGGGTCATTACCATCCACGTCCAGCCGTTTTCGAAGTTCGGGCCGTTCGGGTCGATGTACGGCGTATCCTTCACATTGATGCATTGGATAACGTCCGGCAGCGGTTCTGTGAATTCGTCCGTTTCGATCAGGAAATAGACCTTGTCAATACCGCGCACCCGGTGGAGCAGGGACTTCGCAGCTGCGGCCATGTACGGATAGACGTTGAACGTACCGCAGTAGACTACTACCTTCTTCATTCCTGCTCCTCCTGCGGGGCATTGATATCGTAGTATTCACCACGCGCCGGGATCTGATCGCCGTAGGGTGCCGGAAGCGGCGCAAGGTTCACGATCTCGCGCAGCTCATTCCTGGTCATCAGACCCCTGTCCGCGAACGTCTGGATGGCGTTCAGCTTATCGGCGTTCGACATATACTGAAGCCTGTTGGACGTGAAGAAGACCTTATTCCCGAACTGCCGCTCACGCTCGGAAAACAGCATCTTTGTGATGGTTTCCGATGCGTTGATGGCAAACCATTCCACCGCGCCTTCATAGAACGCCAGCCAGGCATCGCCGTAGGCCTTGTTCTGGATCACGTCTTCATTCACAGCGAAGTAGTCAAAGACGTTCGCTTTGATGTACTTCATCTGTTCCGCATCGGCCTTATAGCTGTCCTGGTTGATCTGCTTAACGTCCTTGTAGGTGTTGGGGAACAACAAGACCCCGCCGCCGCCGCTGCGGAAGTTGAAGTTATCGAAGCGTTCCCTTTCCTTCGCAAGGTCTTCATCGCTGTTCCAGTTGTTCGCCGTTGCCATGAACCTATAGGACGCGGCGTTCTTCACGCCCTGTTCGATGCCCTGCTTCTGAATGGCGATCAGGTCAAGCACGGACTTCATGGCTTCATTGCTTTCGCCGAACAGTTCGTTCTTGTACTGGTACCGGGTCATGATGCCGACCTTCCACAGTTCCACCGCCACGCGCTTGTTCTGCGCCAGGTAGAACCTTACATACGGCGTGCCCTTATACTCCACCAGTTCCCATCGTTCGGGCACGATTCCGAAAATCCCGTTGGGTTCTCCATACTCTCCGATGACGGGCACAATAAAGGCCGTATTCCTCGCGTAGAGCGTGACGGCTAAACGGTATAAAAACTGGGGCCACGTCTGGAACTCGTTCGGCTGGATCTCCAGCCTCGACCGTAGGTTTGGTTTTGCGCTGCCCTCCAGATGCGGCATCAGTTTCGCCGCGTGGCGACCGTGCGCGTCAAGTGCCGCCCGGATCAGGTCACTCTCGTAAATCGACCCTTGCCACGTTCTAAACGAGTGCGTATAGCCCTCCAAGAGTTGGAACGTCTGGTTTGCGGCTTGCGCGGGCGTGGCGCGCTTGCCAAATATTCTTTCAAGAACTCCCATAGAATCACCCCGCGTTAATCAATCTGCCGCTCATTTCCGACCAATGGTTTTGCCTCATGCACATCGCATCCAGTATCGCCGCGACCCCGTCGACGTGTGCGTATTTCCGCACTTTCACAAGTTTTTTCCGTGCGTGTGCGTTGGTATTGCTCTCGATCATCTGCGCCGCGTCCAGCATATGGATTTTGAGGAGGTCGTTGTCATCGGCGCAGCGGATGCGGCCTTCTTTCATCATGCCCTCAAAGGTGTCCTCGATGCCGGAGAGGTTAAAGCCTTGGAAAACCGACTCCGTATGGAAACCGAAATTCTCCATGCTTTGGATCAGGTACTGACTTGAGTATCTGTCATATCCGACAACCAGCGGAAACACTTTATATTCCGTGACGAGGCTCGTGAACCATTTGAACACGTCCTTATAGTCCACGAACGCTTCGCCGGATAAGGTAAGAAAACCCCGGTCTATCATCTGCTGGTACGGTATCGAGTCCCTGGCCGTTGCTTCATCCAGTTTTTCGGACGGCAGCCAGAAATGGCTGAACACCCAGATCACGCCTTCACGTTCTATTAGCACACAGGCCGAAGTAAGGTCTGTGGTCTGGCTTAAGTCAATGCCGCCCAGCCCGTAGCAGTTCGCAAAGTCATCCAGCTTATACCGCCATCCGAACGCCCTTTCAACGGCATCGGTCGAAAGCCACGCCGTAGCAGCGTTCTGTTTGATGTTGCAATATTTGGTCAGGAATTCGGTCTTCTTCGACAGCGAACCCTCCGCGACCCGGATCTCCTCCAGCATATAGTCAACGCCAACGGATACGCCCAGGTTCGGCATACTTTTCTTCAGTTCGTTGATATCGTTCCACTTGCCGACATCATCGATCATATACAAAAACGGCGCAAGCCTTGTTTCTTTGCTTGTGCCGTTCAGTACCGCTGTTGACCTTCGCAGGATCTCATCATACAGGCCTTCATTCACGAAGTTCGCGGTGCTGATATACCACAGCAGCGGTTCTTCACGCGCACCCTGCGAACTTTTCACCACTTCTGCCTGTCTTAACCCCGCTTCACCTGCCCAGGCACCGAATTCATCCAGAATGCCCATTGATATGTTCAGGCCGTCCGAACGCTTCGCGCTGAACGCCAGCGGCTGCGCTGATGAATTCGTCTTTTCGATGTACAGGTCTGTCCTGCGGCGTTTCGTCATCCGATCCATCGAAGGTTCTTTACGAATGGTCTGATAGATGCTTTCGTAGCATAGTCGGCTTTGTTCCAGCTTCGGGGCGCATACATACACCCGGCTGCCGTACCCGCCGTCCTTGAATAAATGATGGCAGCCCAGCGCACCCATCAGCACGGTCTTGCCCTGCTTACGCCCCTGAAGCAAAACAATTTCACGAAAGACCCTTTTATCATCATCGTCCACGATGCCGTAGACCACAGACAGCAACGCCTTCTGCCACAGTTCCAGTTTGATTAGGCCGGGTGCCAGCGGGCCTTCATGATGATGACAATACCGTTCGACAAAGTTAATGACTTCGTTCGCCTTCTTCTGGTTGAAGCGGTATTTCTTGTCTTCAAGGCCATGCACGATCTGTTCATACCACAGCCGGATCCATTTGCCCGCCGTTATCGAACCATCGCAGATCTTCTGGTAGTACGTCAGGATATAGTCGGTGCTGTCAGTCGCAGTTGAACGGGTCGCCATCATCCACCGCCTTCTTGCCCAGCTTCACGATGATATCCAGGATAATACCAGCCGTTCGGTTCGCCGCATCCGAATGTTTCGGTAATTCTTTCACCAGCGGCGCGGCATAGTCATTCGCCTGACCTGAAATGTAAGTTTTCGATGTGGTAAGGCTGCCTTCTTCGATCCCGGCCTTCAGCATTTCGATCACGCGCTGCTGAAGATCGTACTGTTTCGCGGCGGTCAGGAATAAGGCGTTCTTATCCACCCCGTAACTCTTCGCCATTCGCATCAGTTCATCGTATGTGGCCGTCTTCTTCGCCAAATTCCTCACCGTCCCTAAAAAAGTCTTGTGATCTTTGCCCGGTCTTTTGGCAG